TTGGGCACTCAAGAAAGCGTCGGAAGGTTCGCCCAAGGTTGCATGGCCAGCCCGTGAGTACGCCAGAGGTTTATCCGACTGGTTGGTGAGCGGAAGCGTAACGGCCATTCATGCAAGCGAATTTTCAGTCAGCAGTGACGAAGGGTTTGCTGGAACGGCAGATGCGCTGATTGATACGCCATTGGGTTTGACGATTTGCGATTTCAAAACGACGAGCCGTGAAACTGACAAGCCTGAGGCATGGCTGAAGGATCACCAGGACCAGCTCGGGGCATACTCGCTTGCTCTACGTGAGCGATCTGGTCTGCGTTGTACAGCTGGAGCGGTGGTGATTGCGAAGCCGACAGGCTCAGTGCAGCTGAGGATGTTGACGGAGCTGGAGCTGAGGGGTTGCGAAGCTCGATGGACGGAACGCAACAACCTCTACAAAGAGATGTTGCTCAGCGGTGAGGTTATGTAGTGGAGGAAGCGTTAGAGCTGATCTATCGCGGTCAATGCAACGTGGCGGTGAAGGCAAAAGAAATAGGCGTCTCAACTGAAGAGCTGAAGCGCCTGTTCCGGGTTTATGCGATGCAACGCCCTATCGATGAGGATGTATGGCGCGGAGACGTGGAGCTAGGTTGGCCCTGGGTCTGAGCACTCTTCCATGGCTCTTCGTTCATAAAGACGTTTGAGGCGGAGACAATCGTTGGCTTGAACGAAGTTCCCCCAATCTTCAAAGATGGCTGCCCTAGCTGCTTCATAACGAATAGCAGGGGGGAGGAGGTCTGTTGGAACGCGGGAGCCAGCGGGTGAGAGGCGGCTGCCGTTAAGGAGGCTGCTCATTAGTCGTCCTCGTCTTCTTCTTGAGATTGGAACTTGGCCTGGAACTCCTCTTTGTTGGGAGTAAAGAGGTAAGTTGCCCAATTAATAAACTGAATCGGGCTCATAATCAAGGCGCGTTGATTGTTTCCATAGCAATGGACACAAACCTCATCATCGAAGTAAGTGGATTGGTAACGCCATTCGATACCTACGGCATCAAGAAAGGCGGTGAAGACATCCGCCTTTGCTTGAGTTTCAGGAGTGAAACGAGACATGTGGTTACTTGAGATTTTGGTTGCGCTCTGCTGCGCTTGGAACGGTTTTGTCCAGGTCGTCCTGATCTTGGAGCCACTGCATCATTTCGATTTCAGCGTCTGATGGCGGCCAGGGATCTTCGTATTCGGAGGGGAGGAGATCGCGGGGATCATCGGTGCGAATGGTGGTCATAGGTCAATGCCTTGAGAAGGGTCAATAGAAAGGATGAGGGTGTTGGCGCGTTCGTCTACATCCGTGGATCGGTTGAGCGGGATTTGAAGAACTAGGGCCGTGAACTTGTTGGAGAGGGACTCCAGGTGAGGCGACAGATCGTCTTCGATCTTTGAGATCGAGACGTAAAAGGCGATGGCTTCAGCAAGCTTGATCGCCTCATCGATGTTTAGTGAGGTAGAGATTAAGCCTTCAATCTCAGTTGAGAGCATGTTGCTCCTCCTCTGCACAGTGAGGGCACATTGGAGCGGAGAGCGGCTTCTGGGTGAGCATGGCAGCCACCAGCAGAGCAGCCACACGATGTGGTGGCTGTTCTGGGGTGAAGGGCAGCATCTGCTTCTGGCCCAGTTCATTCCAAACGAAGAGGCCATCGGTGACAACTACCACCAAGGTCTCCTTGGCGGCTTTTTGTGAGACCCGAGAGCGTTGAACGTTGAGCTGAGTGAACATGGCACCGATACCAAATTCGGGATGTGGATCGGTGAAGTCCAGGCCGAAATTGACACCGAGATTGAGGTCGGCGTAATCCAGGGCAGCCTCAATGGTGCCTAGGAACTCGCGGACGTTATCGGACAGTGGTGGAACGGTGGTCATCGTTTACCTTTTTTAAGTTCGCGGTAGTTGGTACGGGCTTCTTCTACCTCTTCCTTTGTATAAGGAGAGGGGTGCCCGTTTTTGATGGCTTCCATGTGGTCAGCCATGATGGAAACGCAAGCGCTGAGCCCTCTTGCGCTGTCGTCAAAGTGCGGAGCTTTACGAGATTCTTCGTATTCGCGAAGAATGTTGTAGTAGTTGCGCCCAAGCTCCATTCCGAACTGGGCGCGATACTCCGACCTTACGTTTTCACGGATTTGATCTTTATCGAAAAATCCATCACGAGTGAACTCATCAATGAGATTCCTCGCGAAAGCGGTCCGTTCTTGTTGTTCTGGTGAGGCCCCCATTGCAGAGTGCAAATTGCAAAGTTTGGATCAATAGAATTCAGCGAATGGATTGCTGCTGGAACGTGAGACGGCTTGGCCGTGTTCATGCTCAAGGAAGATCCAAAGGATGCGGGTCAATTCGCGGAGGTAGGTCATAGTGTTGCGAACGGTATAGGAGCGCTCCACCTCGCCGTTGAACCATGTTCTGGCGCTTAGTTCTTCTTTAACGGTGAGCGTTGGATCGTCACCATCCATTGGGCGGCCATATTCTGCGATGTGACACCAACGGCGAAGTTCTTTGGTTTGTTGTGGAAACGCTCTAATAGCGAAGATCACAGCAGTCGAAAGGAGTGGCTTTGGAGCGCGAGTAAAGCCAGCAGGCTTACCCTGATCATTAAGTTCACCGCCACCGTAAAGCTCGATAAATTCTTTCCACTCGTCTCTAACTTTTTTGGGATGAACCATCCATGGATCTTCCCACTCTCCACCACCACCAGTTTTTTGTGCGTGATGGAACGGTGAATCCAACAATTTGATGATGCTGAATTCTTTATGGCTGATGTCATCGCCGTGAGCCGCTTTATAGCGATCAACAGCGCTCCGATTTCTGCCTGTATCCATCAGGATCAGGACTAGCTCCCTTGGCACGTTGCGTTTGACGGCCATGTTGTAGGTCTTGCCAGCTTTGACGATGGCAGTCAGGGTGTTCTGCCCATTCACTAGCCTGCCATCTTCATCGAAGATGATGTCATTCACATCAGGCGAAAACTTTTCAGCTTTCATGGCTTTAGCCAGCTTGTTGACCATGCTGGGCACGATCTTGCGCTGCCGTTCGTGATTTTTTTCTAGCCAGTTTTTGGCCTTTAACGGCGTGATGAGGTCATAGCTGACCGTCTTGATCTTCTTGCCCATTGGAACGGGGAGTGAGTAGGAAAGCGCTAGCCCTGGTGTGACCCATGACTATCGAGTAATAGATTATCCCTTATCTGGTGTGCGTCAAGGCGATTCATGGCACCATTCACACAGAATCGCCAATCAAGCCTTGGAAATCCCCAATCACCGCGTGGAACGGGTGGACGACATGACCCTGAGTTACATCCTGCGGGCGATCCAGGCGTATACCAGCACGGCTGAGGGCCGTCAGGGACCACTAGGCGACAGCCTCTATGGCCGCAAGGCTTACGAATCGATAGCCAGGGTTAAGGCTGACGCCCTAGCCCTGGTACGGTTCGACCATTAGGCGGCTGCTGTCGGGTAGGCGTTGAGGTTCTCAAGGATTGCCTCTCGGAGCCGGTCGAAACCCTCACGCCATGGCGTGTCATCGTGCCGGGCTGCGAACACTGACAGCCCGTAATCCTGAAGCAAGCTCACCCGCTCGCTGATGCTTTCCTGCTCCCAATCGGCAGAAACAGCTTCCCACTCAAGGTTGCTGTGATCATCATCAGAAATCAGCGGATAAGCCTCTAGGTGTTCAATGGTTTCGATCTGGTCAGCTGTCGCCAGTCGGACATCCAGAACCACACCCTCGCCATTCCACCCGTAACCGACAGTCAGGATGGCGTCGTTCGGGTCGTCCGTTGTTGCTGGATCGGTGAACGTCCGGAAGTTTGACAATCCCACCAGGCCGGTGCTGGCGTAGTCGGAATAGCCCATCAGCTCAGGAACAAATCCCAAGCTGACGCCCTGCCATCTTTCCTCAAGGCAAACGGCAAGGTGATCATCCGGGCCCTGGTGCCATTGGTGCGAACAGTCGCGCACCGGTTCACCGTCCCGGATCAACAGCCAATGGCCCCGGCAAGTCGCCAGGGCGTCGATTCTGTCGCGTAATGCTGGTGCTAGTCCCATGATCAAGCCTCGCAAGTGTTTAGGTAATAGTTGGAGTTCTGCAGGAATCGGGCTGCCTTCTGAGCATCCCCCAAGCTGTCGTATGCCTGGAAATCCCCGCAAGTTTCGATTTCCCCAGAATCAGCGCAGAAGCGCAGTGTCCACAGCCGTGGCTCTGGATCGGTCCACTCTCCCTTTGAAGGCAGATAAACGCTCTCAAATTGTTCGGACGTTATGAAATAGGCCCCGGATGGTACGGGGAACACAACGGATGAAACCCGGGAACTAAAGAACCTCATGTTCCCGGCGCTGAACCACCAGGCCCCGGGCTTTCCTCCCTTCTTTTTATTTAGGGCCCGTGACCGGGCCTTGATCTCTTCAATGGTGTGGATCATCGAATTGCGCGGATACGGTCGAAAAGGTCGTGGATTTCATCACTGGTCAATAGAACTTTCTTCCCGGTGGAGTCGGTGAACATCAGGGGAACCCCAGGGATCACCGGCTGATTTTCTCCCCACTCCGCCATGGCACAAGTGAGGAACAGTGCTTCGTTTGAAGTTAATTTCACAGAACGGCTCCGTTGGTTTCGCTTAGGTCATCCCATATGCCACCGGCATCGATCACCGCGTCTCGTTCGCTTTCGAACGGTCCCACGGCATCACCGTCAGGCAGGCAGCCGGGGAAGCACGGCCACCAATACCAGCCAGGCTCAACCTCCTTACCAGTAAGGGTCAGAGCCTTGATGTCATAAAAGACTTCTAGCGATCCGTACCCAGTGCCGGAGTCGCTGGCGAATTCGTAGTAGCTCATGGGTTGGCCTGCCTGCATTGGTTGTACGTCATGGTCGTTACTCGTTCGCAGTGCTTAGCGCCGATGTGATCGGCAAACTGAGCAGCACCGAACAGAACAAAGAAAATCGCGATTAGGTAACCGGTCATAAATTTCATCAGACCAGCTCCTCAACCTGTTGCAGCACAGCCTCAGAACTTGCGGTGATGTCGCTGATCACGCATTCCGCAGTGTTGCCCCAGATGATCGACAGCCCCAGACGGTCGTCCCTGTCGTTGTGTAGGAAAATCGTCGCCCAGTCCACCGAATCAGCTTCGTTAATCGCTTCGTGGCGCTGTTTCGTCTTGCCCATCGTTGTGTAACCGACGCTGACGTTCTCACCATCGTCAACCGACTGAATGGTCCAGCCGTTGTTTTGCAGCTTGAACAGCGCACTGTTCACAGCCGCTCTCTCTTGTTCGTGTTGTGTTGCCATCGCTCCGTTTTGTAGTTGGATCGTTTGTATTCGTTGACAGCCAGCCTGCGGCTGCCGTTTGGAGTGAGACAGCAGCCGGAGAGCGTTAGGAGTCGCCCGGGCTGGCTGCTGTTGGTGCGGTTTTGGTGTCAGCTGTTAATCGGTGGGATGCAAGCCACTTGGAGTTTGTCGCGCAGTGCCTCCCAGCCTTGGGCGTTAAGGAACAAGTGAAGCGTGCTGCCGCTTTCGTCGGTGATGCTGAGCAGTGAGCCCACTTGGTTGACTCGTACGTCGGATTCGTCGAGATGAACTGTGAGCTGTTGTGTTGTCTTGGTTTGCATTGGATCGTCTGAGTAGGACGTGGGACAGAGTTTCCCCCCTCCCATCCAATACTAGTTCATCAACCGCCAATTCGCCTAGTAGTTAATTGCCATTCACGCGAGCCATTCACGCGAGACAGCCAGCCGGTCGGCTCTCCTGCCGTTTCACCCTTCCGGCTCGCTCCTCTCTCCTAAAAAATTTTTTCCTACCACGTCGTCGGTCCTTCTGTCAAAAACTGGGGGGCAGTGTTGCAAAACTTAGCGTTAGTACGTGGTCGCGAGGAACCTACACATATATCCGCTGAACAGTCGATTAAGTAATAAAAAAGCCCCCGAGGGTGGGGGCAGGGGTTGAGTTTGCTGGGGCGTGGGGATCAGTCGCCCTTATCCTCGATCGAGATTTTAAGTTCAGGTGCTTGGATATTGACGGTCTCAACGGACTCACCGATGACCCGTCCGATGGAATCGAGCACTTGGCTAGCGGTTTGCAGTTGTCCCTTCTTCAG